AATGCATTGGTAGGAGAATTTGGAATCCAAAATACTCTTTGAATGCTATAATCGTTTGAAGGAACAGGAGTCAACACTCCATTATTGTTGTATTTGGTTGGATCTATACTTGGATATCCACTAGCGGCTCCATTTGTATCAATGATAGGAGTAGAACCAGAAACATAATATCTGTAAACTTTGCTTATAGTAATTGCATTTTCTGATACTGTAGAAGGATGGTTTGGATTGATGATATAATTTGCACCATCTCTATATGCTGTACCACCTGTCTTTGTAAGACCAAGTGAAGATCCGCTTGTTTGCAATGTATGACCATTGATCTTCAAAGGACCAAATGATCTTAGAAAATCGTCCGTTTTTTGTGAGGCACCATATGCTGTCTGTGGAGAATTAAATACTCCAGTTGAAACACTGCCGCTCAAATGTAATACAGTGCCAAGTTGTATTTCAGAATCAAATTGATCTATATTAGTAGATCCCCAAGGATAAGTTTGTTGAACAACAGCACCATTTGAATCAATACCAACATATGTTAGTTTGGCAGAACCAGAATATGTTATTGGCTGATTTGTATAATTTCCCCAATTGATATATTTTACAGCTGGGAACGGATCACTGTTTATACTTGCATTTAGCGTCACGATTATACCACTACCAGATGTTATATTGAATGTAGTAGATCCAATCGTGCTTGATATCAAACCTCCATTCAACAATCCAGTATATAGTGTACCTTCAAGCCAACGAAGACGAGTATTGTTGCTATATCCACTTCCGTTTTGAGCAAAATACAAGTCGTTTGTGCTACCAGAAACATATATGTAAGAAGCAGAGATGGTATTGTTGATAACAGTTGTTACTGGATTAAATCTGATATATCCAGTCTGAGAAATATCACCAAAAATATTTACACTTGGTGTCGCTGTAGCAAATGCACCAGAAATTGTCAAACTACCACTGAGTGATGTGTTACCAAGCAATGTGTTATTACCAACTTGAAGCGTAGATCCACTAACATTGAGTGATCCAGTCAAATATATTCCATTATTATATTGAGTTACAACACTGCTGCTCAAGGCATTACTGCCACTAAATAGTGCAAGTGAAAAGTTTGTTCCAGTGATTATTGGACTTGTACCACTTGATCCAGCACTTCCTGCACTGCCCGCACTTCCGCTGCTACCACTAGTTCCTCCCGTTCCAGAAGAACCGCTAGTACCAGAAGTTCCACTCGAACCATTTGTGCCAGACGTACCCGAACTTCCGCTCGTTCCAGATGTTCCAGCCGATCCAGAACTTCCTCCGCTACCAGCCGATCCACTTGAACCAGCCGATCCACTGGTTCCAGCTGTTCCACTGCTACCAGAAGTACCGGCACTTCCACTTGTTCCAGAAGATCCAGATGAACCGCTTGATCCAGAACTTCCATCAGTTCCGGATGTTCCACTTGAACCACTTGTTCCACTTGTTCCAGCACTTCCGCTGCTGCCACTTGTTCCAGCCGATCCAGCAGAACCTGCCGTTCCCGCGCTTCCACTTGAACCTGCCGTTCCTGCACTGCCACTTGTTCCACTCGTACCAGCACTACCGCTACTTCCAGATGTTCCTGCACTACCGCCCTCTCCACTTGTTCCAGAAGAACCGCTGCTTCCACTCGAACCTCCTGTACCTGCACTTCCACTTGTACCTGCACTTCCACTGCTTCCGTCTGTTCCGCTAGTACCGCTTGATCCACCACTTCCGCTGGTACCTGCGCTACCAGAGCTTCCGCTACTACCAGAGCTTCCGTCCGTACCACTTGTTCCACTAGTTCCGCTACTACCAGAAGTACCAGCACTTCCAGAGCTTCCTGCGGTACCAGAAGTTCCTGCACTGCCAGAAGTACCAGATGATCCAGATGAACCGCTTGATCCAGAACTTCCATCAGTTCCAGATGTTCCACTACTACCACTACTACCACTTGTACCACTTGATCCAGCGCTTCCTGCACTGCCTGCACTTCCACTACTTCCGCTTATACCCGCACTTCCACTGCTACCACCCGTTCCACTGCTTCCACTGCTTCCACCGCTTCCACTAGATCCGCTGGTTCCGTCTGTACCAGACGTACCAGACGATCCACTGGTGCCACTACTTCCGCTTGTTCCGCTGTAGCTGAAAGCATATGATGCGGTAAGTGCGTTTAATGCGTATGAAGCTGTACCAAAAAGTGACCCAGTCATGCTTCCATCCACAGAAATACTTCCTGTTACTATTATGGATCCGCTCAACAACAGTGAACTTGTAATTTGTAATGTGTCGGTGTTGCTTGAGAATACCAAGCCACCTGCATTTCCATTTACTGAAAAATCACCATTTACCTTTAATGAACTTGTTATCTCAACACTGCCAGTAAACATATGCTTGTTTGAAAGCAATGAACCGAATGCAGTACTTCCTGTTACAATTTCTGTAGAAGCAGTGATGTTTTGTACATAAAGATTTGTAACAACAATACTTGACGCGGTTATATTCTGAGTAACAGTCAACGATCCCGTGATTATAGTATTTCCATCTACATCAAGTGTAGAATTTGCCGTTGATTTATTTATACCAACTCCGTCGCCACCGTCAAAAATTGAACTTGTAGTTAATGTTGTAGCGTTACTAAATTTTGCAACATAGTTTGATGTGCCACCGGAAATTGTACCCGCTCCACTGCTGCCACTGCTACCACTTGAACCAGCAGAGCCAGATGTTCCAGAAGATCCACTGGTGCCACTACTGCCACTTGTTCCAGTTGTTCCGCTGCTACCACTACTTCCGCTTGATCCACTGCTACCGCTTGTACCAGTAGATCCGCTTGTTCCACTGCTACCGCTACTGCCATCAGTTCCGCTGGTGCCGCTACTACCACTCGTACCTGTTGTACCGCTGCTGCCGCTGCTACCACTGGTTCCTGCACTTCCACTTGAACCAGAAGTTCCTGATGTTCCACTACTGCCACTGGTGCCATCTGTTCCACTAGTACCAGAACTTCCTCCACTGCCACTGCTACCACTGCTGCCGTCTGTTCCGCTAGTACCGCTTGATCCGCTACTACCGCCCGTTCCACTACTGCCACTTGTTCCACTTGTTCCTGAACTTCCACCTGTACCACTAGATCCGGCAGAACCACTACTACCGCTACTTCCTGCACTTCCACTACTACCACTGCTTCCTGTGGTACCACTGCTGCCACTTGTTCCAGTAGTTCCACTTGATCCAGACGATCCACTGCTACCACTGCTTCCGCTGCTACCATCGGTGCCACTCGTTCCACTTGATCCAGATGTTCCACTACTTCCACTTGACCCAGATGTTCCACTGCTTCCGCTGGTTGCACTGGTTCCACTTGAACCACTACTGCCACTTGTTCCACTACTTCCACTGCTACCAGCTGTACCACTACTTCCACTTGATCCACCAGAACCACTACTACCACTGGATCCATCCGTGCCACTTGTGCCGCTGGTACCAGCACTAGCACTTGAACCACTTGTTCCAGCCGAACCAGAAGATCCAGCACTTCCTGATGTTCCCGCGCTTCCACTTGAACCAGCAGTTCCACTACTTCCACTTGTTCCAGTAGTACCAGAAGATCCACTTGATCCGGATGTACCACTTGATCCAGATGTTCCGCTTGTTCCACTGCTACCGCTGGTACCACTACTTCCACTTGTACCAGCACTTCCGCTGCTACCACTTGATCCGTCCGTGCCACTAGTACCTGCACTACCGCTAGTACCCGCACTTCCACTACTACCATCTGTACCAGAAGTTCCACTGCTTCCACTGGTTCCTGATGATCCAGATGTTCCACTTGATCCACTGCTTCCACCACTGCCACTTGATCCGCTTGTTCCACTGCTTCCAGAAGATCCTCCGGTTCCACTGCTACCGCTGGTACCACTACTTCCACTTGTACCACCTGTTCCAGAAGTTGCTGATGTACCAGAACTACCCGAAGATCCACTTGATCCCCCAGTTCCAGAAGAACCAGAACTACCATCCGTTCCGCTTGTTCCACTGCTACCACTTGTACCAGCACTGCCGCTTGAACCATCTGTTCCACTCGTTCCGCTGCTACCAGAAGTTCCACTATAGCTTAAAGCATAACTTGCCGTAACGGCCCAACTTGCTGTACCATATAATGAAGCAGTTAAACTACCACTCAAATATGCATTTCCGCTATTATATACACTGAATAAAGGATTGTTTGAACTTTCAATTCTAAATAAAGGAGAAGAATTCGTTGAATCCGAAATAACAACAATATCTCCATTATTTATTCCAGTTATAGCTATATCGCCGGATTCTGAAACATTTAGAGAAAGATTTGTTGCGCTTCCTGTAAATAATATTGTTGATGCAGTAAGTTGTGTTTTATTTGATCCTTCAGCATTAAGCGCATATGAAGCGGTCAAAGCTTGAAGAGCATAACTTGCTGTACCAAGTAAACTTCCTGTTACTCCACCAATTGCATCAAATGATCCACTTACAACGAAACTTCCAGTTATAAGCTCTGTGCTGCTTGTGATGTTCTGAACATATAATGTTGATACAGTGATAACAGAAGCGGTGATTTGACCAAATGTAACATTGTTTGCATTGCTGAATGCAAGTCCACCATCATTTGAAAGTTGGAAAGAACTTGTGACCACGTTTTCTGGAGTGTATCCACTTGATCCACTGGTTCCAGCTGAACCTGCTGTTCCACTAGTACCACTGCTACCACTACTTCCACTTGATCCACTGCTTCCACTGGTACCGCTACTGCCGCTACTACCACTACTTCCGCTTGTTCCACTACTTCCACTGGTACCACTACTTCCACTTGTGCCAGACGACCCACTTGTTCCACTACTTCCACTGGTACCAGATGACCCCGATGATCCGCTACTTCCACTGCTACCACTTGAACCATCAGTTCCACTCGTTCCACTACTTCCACTTGTGCCAGCACTTCCGCTACTTCCGCTTGTACCTGCCGATCCAGACGAACCACTACTTCCACTACTACCGCTAGTTCCATCGCTTCCACTTGTTCCAGAAGAACCAGAAGTTGCGCTTGTTCCGCTACTACCACTTGAACCAGATGTTCCACTACTTCCACTTGATCCACCAGTACCACTGCTACCACTGGACCCACTAGACCCGCTTGTTCCAGCACTTCCACTTGATCCAGAACTACCGTCTGTACCAGATGTACCGCTGCTACCACTGGTTCCTGTGGTGCCACTGCTACCACTACTTCCACTCGATCCACTGCTTCCACTTGTGCCAGAAGATCCGCTGCTGCCGCTGCTGCCGCTAGTGCCACTTGATCCCGACGTTGCACTCGTACCACTACTTCCGCTTGTTCCTGTGGTACCACTACTACCGCTGCTTCCACTTGTGCCAGCACTACCACTGCTTCCACTTGAACCGTCTGTGCCACTAGTTCCACTACTGCCACCGGTACCTGCGCTTCCGCTACTTCCACTCGTGCCTGTTGTACCAGACGATCCACTGCTACCACTACTTCCACCAGTTCCGCTACTACCGCTGGTACCACTGCTGCCGCTGGTACCGCTTGTGCCACTACTTCCGCTCGTACCACTACTACCGCTGCTGCCGCCGCTACCACTCGAACCTGAAGTGCCACTTGAACCAGAAGTTCCGCTTGATCCGCTTGTTCCCGAAGAACCACTGCTTCCGCTTGAGCCAGACGACCCATCAGTTCCACTTGTTCCACTACTTCCACTCGTACCAGAAGATCCACTGCTACCGCTGGATCCAGATGATCCGTCTGTTCCGCTAGTGCCACTACTACCACTCGTTGCACTTGTTCCCGATGAACCACTGGTTCCACTTGTACCACTGCTTCCACTGCTACCCCCAGTGCCTGTGGTTCCACTCGATCCGCTTGTGCCAGAAGAACCACTTGTACCAGAAGATCCGCTTGATCCACTACTGCCACTGCTTCCGCTACTACCACCGGTACCACTGCTGCCACTACTTCCAGCCGTACCACTACTACCACTTGAACCGTCTGTGCCACTAGTACCACTACTTCCACTTGTGCCAGACGTTCCGCTACTACCACCGGTACCACTACTGCCACTACTTCCGCCGCTTCCACTTGTGCCACTAGTACCGGATGTACCGGCGTTGAAAGCATAACTTGCTGTTACAGCATATGAAGAAGTACCTTGTATTGAATATCCATCTTCAATATTTATGTTTCCTTGTACAAAAAGACTACCTGTAAATGTATGTGTGTCAGTTACACTTGTTCCAAAATCTGTGCTACCAGAAACAAAATTTACACTGCTTGTTATAGTAATAACATGCAAATCTGTAACTTGAATAGAAGAAGCTGTTATTGAAGTTACATTTATATCAATACCATCCTTGATGCTGTTTGCTCTTTGAGCATAACTTGCTGTACCAGCAAATTGTGATGTGGATGTTATCTTGTCTACATTTCCATATTCAACATATGATGCCGTAACCGCATTCAAAGCCCACGAAGCAGTATCTGGCGCACCAATAACATATGAAGCGCTTACTGCATAACTTGAATATGAAGATGTTACTGAATTTAGTGCCCAACTTGATGTGGCTGGTAATCCAAGAACATATGATGCAGTTATAGCAAACGATGATGTTACGGCATTAAGAGCCCAACTTGCAGTATCGGGTGCGCCGGTGACATATGACGCACTTACTGCATATTCAGAAAAAGCAGCAGATACAGCATTTATAGCCCAACTTGACGTGGCTGGCAATCCAAGAACATATGATGCTGTCAAAGCTTGGCTTGCTGTTAAGTATGCAGTTTGATTACTGCTGATAGAACCAGTTACAACAGTATTTCCATTTATGAATACACTGCCAGAAAAGCTGGATGTACCAGATACAATCAAGCCATTTCTGACAATTAGTTCGTTACTCATAAAAATTTATGCGAATATATTATAAATATATACTGCCTCTGAAAATATCTTTTTATATACGGGAAGAATCCCGTTTTTTATATTAGATATAATGGAGAACCGCATGTTTGAAAATCAAACAACCATGCGTATCATTTTTATTGTCCAATTGCCGCTAAATGCTGTCGCAAGTAGATTTATATTACCACCAGTGTTATCCACTGAGAGTGTTACTGGTACACTTCCTATTTCGCTTACTTCTGTATTGTAATATTTGACCATAGTATTGTTCCAACTTGCGACCATTTCGCTCGCTTTAAAATTATTTACACCATCATTGATGGATATCAGCCATTTTGCTGTATTTCCACTTGAAATAGGAATATTGTCGATATATACAGAACCAGAATCTGGTGTAACATTGACGGTGACATTTGTGTTGATTGATCCTGTTGCGCCAGATTCTCCGCTAATAGTAAGACCATTGAAGTTTCCGTTCATTTCGGAGAAGTTCACATAACTTGCAGTTGTTGCATAATTTGCTGTATTTGCCGTTCCTGCCGCATTTGCATAGTTGGCAAGTTGTGTTATACCCGGGAATCCACCAAACACGCCCGCCGATGCCGCAGGTGATCTCATTTGTACTGGTGTTGCTGATCCAAGTTCTGTTGTTCTTGTATTTGGATTTTCTGTAACAACTTCTGTAGTAAACAATATCTTTCTTGGCGTAAATGCCTTTTGCACCACACTCTTGTAGTTTTCATATTTATCTGGAAGCAAATATGCATAGCACATAAGTGTGAATGTGCTTCTTACGAGTCTGTCATTGCCAGCTTCTGTGGCAGTTTCAAAACTATAATCACTGATACTTGTTCTAAATTTGAATCTTTTCTTGTCTCCCCAATAATCTTCTGTTGAAAAATTGATTGCTTCGACGATGGCATTTCCTTGTTCAATCAATTCTGTCCATACAATAAATTCATAATTGACAATAACATGATCTGGCATTGCCACGCTGTATATTTCCTTAGTTGCAGCAAATCCATGCATGACACTAAATTTGTCATATTTGTTTTTCTCGCTGAACTTTTTCTGAACAGGATATTGCAAATATCTGTTTAGAGTTATCAGCTGATCATTTCTTTGCATTGTGCTGCGGCGAAATGCGATTGCTGGTGTTTGAACTTTTCCATTCTTGTCACGTATAGCTCCATCTTTTCTTATGGCTTTCCATCTTTCTGGTGAAGCATAATTGATTGGTACTTTGATCTGTCTACCAGAATCAACAATGGTAGGACTGATTACTGTATCAAGATAACTTAGTATGGTTGAATCAACATCAACAAGTTTGACGGAAAAATTCTTCTGGTCATCCTTGTCACGGCGAACATCAAATGCTCTGTTTGGTTTATATTCTGGACCAACTGCCGCTTGAGGCACAGGCTTTTTTGAGTCAGACATTTCTGGCCCATAATTTATGGCATTTGGTACAGGTTTATTGACTGTTGGTCTTTGAGTTGGTCCACGCCATGCCATAATCAGTCATTCCTTTCCATTATGTTTAGCGAAGTATACTTCGTGTAATGTGTGTTGCAGATGATGCTATGTGATTTGTCTGGTTGACCACCAAGCAATTGTTCCTGAACCACATTATCTATTTCGTAATAACGATCATTGAAGAAAACAACATCTCCAATTTCTGGATAAAACTCAAGTTGTTGAAGCATCTTTTCTCGCATCTTGAAGATATAATCCTGTCTTCTGTTTGGACCAAAGTCATCATATTCAGCTTCCATATCACTGCGTTCAATAAGTGCTGAAATTTGAATGGCTGGTAAATACCACTTGCCAGACTCAGATGATGTTTCACCATATATATTTGTCTTTGTTTCATTGGGGCAGATCTTGTATATCTGAATGATATTCTCAATAATATCACCCATTAGTTCAGAATTGAACTGAGCTACCATTTTTAGGTCACGTGCTGAAAAATATCTGCCTTTTAATCCCATATAATTAAGTATTAGCGATCAGCTTGTTATTGTCTGTAAGTTGTGCTGTTTTTACTTCAGTATACAATTTAAGTAGATCATCGCCATACTCACCACCAAGCAATTGAGTACCTTCTGGTACCAATCCTATTGATTGAAGCATTTGCATTGTTTGTGGGTTGCTCATTGCATTCAATAGTTTAGCCGGACTTGGACGACCGTTAGCAATGATCTCGGCTTGTAATTCCCTACCTACGGTCACAGTAAATTCATAATTTGCATTAGCTTCAAACATTTGATCATCTGTATATCCAGGAATTCTGGTTGATTCACATACAGCATAAATTTCTTCTATGAGTTTTTCCAATATCTTTATTTCTTGGCGATTAAGTTCAAACGCATGTTTTTGGTCAGTCAGATGTGATTCCAATTCTATGATTTCTGCTTCAAGATTTAGCAATATATGTGGAAGGGCAGGAATAGTTTTAAGATGTCTATATTCTTCTAGCTTCGATTTGTATTTCAGTTCAGCACATTTTTCCAACGCCGCTGCACGTTTGCGACCAACCAAGAAACCTTTTAGGGTCTTGAGTTTTTCCCAAGGAGTAGAACCGATTACTTGGTATCTATAGTTGAATTCTGAATTTAGATTTGAGGCCATAATATTTTATATAACGATTGTTTTTATTGTTTGTCTTGGTTTCATTTGGCCAAATCTTATATGTTTGGCCAAATCTTATATATTTGAATTAAATTTTCAATGATGTTACCCATCAGTTAGGCATTGAACTGACCAACCAACCATACGCAAATCGCGTGCTGAGAAATATCTACCTTTTAGCCCCATATGTTTATTTTATAAATTTTATGTGTACAGTGTTAAATATACTTGTAACGAATTATTACTACTCCATCCGAACCAAGTCCTCCCGCTCCCCCATTTGAATTATCGCCGGTTCCACACGCATGAGTTCCGCCACCACCGCCGCCGCCATGACCTCTGTTTGGAATGGTCGCATTACTTCCACTCGTTGTTGGATTTGCACTGGCACATCCTTCCAAACCAACACCGCCGCTGCCAGCGCCGCTAGCGCCGCTGCCACCCACTGCACCGTCTCCGACAACAGTACCACTTCCACCACCACCCCCACCACTAGAACCATACACAATACTCGTACCAGTGATTGAACAACTTGTACCTTCACTACCGACACCGCCCGGATCTCCGGGATACTGTCCAAACATTCCGTTTTCCCCACCATAACCACCTACGCCGCCATATGCTATGGTCGCTCCATTGGCAGAATCATGTGAAAAAAAAGTACTATTATTTATCAAATATGAGGGGGCTGTTGAAAAAGATCCGTGGACACTTACAACAACTGAGCGACTGGTATTGACCGGTAGAAATGTATCAACCGAATTGCCGGTATAGTATTTTACATAACCACCGTTCCCACCGTTCCCACCTTGCCCACCGTATTCAGGGTCATCCCAATTCTGTCCGATATTTCCATCACAGCCGCCAGCCACACATAAAACATCAAATAAATATCCCGTGGAAGATTTGGAAGTAACAGTGAAATTGCCAGAAGATGTGAAAGTGTGAACTGCATAATCTCCATCATAGGTTATGGTTCCACCAGTCGCAGTAATCAAATATGATGGACCTACTGGCAATGGATCGGCGGTTTTTATTTTTATTTTTGAAACATTGCCGTTGTTGCTGCTGTTTCCAAATTTTAGCGTACTCAAGCCGGATATAGAATTTGATATATTTTTAAATTTTATAGGCATATATTATGAGAATATAAGTTTCTTCATTTGTTCCGACGTGATTGGCTCTTCCTCGCGGATACGAATAATTTTATATCCTTTATCGGACGCCATTTTATTTTTTAGTTCATCCACACGCATGCTTTTTTTCTGAAAACCATATTTTGCATCTGCTTGTGTTTTTGGATGCCAAAATGTACCATCGAATTCAAACAGTATATTATGGTCTGGTAAATATGCGTCGTAAAATCTTCCACCCATTGGATATTGTGGAACATAATACACATCCAAGTTTTTTAACATAAGATAATATTTTCTTTCCAACGAAGTGAACTTTGCTCTCGGCTTTAGAGTTCTTTTCAGTCCGACAAATTTCATTCTTTTTCTTTCACTTTCGGACAACACTTGATCTAGCAACGAAAACGGTTTCATTTATTATAAATATCAGGTAATATACTCTTTATAGACTCAACGGGGGAATCTTCTCTGATTCTAACCAAAGGTATGTTTTTGTTCTTTGCGATAGCATCTTTTTCTCTGTCGTTATGATAGTTTTGAATTTGCCAATCGTACTGACATTCTTGCAAGGAGCGGGGATGCCAGAAGCTACCGTCAAACTCCAACAGCACATTATTTTTTGGAAGATATGCATCGTACAATTTTCCATACAATTCATACTGTGGAATGTATTCGATGTTTTCGGACTTTAAGATGTTATAGTATTTACTTTCCAGAGAAGTTTCTTTCTTTCCCCACGCCGCTTCAAATCCCATATGAGAAATATCGAGTAAATGCTTTTTCCATTTTTCCGGATTTTTATCCCTAACTTTTTTCCAAGTTTGCCCAACCCGCGCTCGGGCATCTGGATTTTCTTCCCAATAAATTTTTTTCTTCTCTGCTATTTTTCTGTTTCTTTCGTCTGTGTACATTCGCTTTTTAACCTCTGGGTCTGCCAATGCTTTGCTAATACTCACAGACATTTTTTTCTTAGTTTCATCGGATAGAGGTTTGCACACAGCCGCTTCGAACTTTTTTCTAACTTCTGGTCTTGCCATTGCAATTTTTGTTGCGGCGGAAATTTTTTCTCTTTCTTTTTTGTCTTTAAGTCGTTCTTTTGCTTTCTCTGATATTTTTATTTTCGCATTTCTCCAAGCATCAGTTTCCATTTGATGCCTCGGATAATCCAAAAGAAAAGATTCTTCATTTTTATAACCGTGAATGACCAAGTGCTTAATAAGCTTCCCCCGACAATGTTCAAAGCATATAGGACATACAATGTGCGAATTTACTTGCATATCCAATAAATATAAAGCCGAACATCAAAATCCCGATATAAATTCCCATCGGAACTTTTTGCAGTGTGGCTTGAAGTTGTTGTGCCTCTGCTTCTCTTAGTTCCATTTGAGCCTTTCTTCCAGTGGCTTCAAGATTTTCCCTAAGTTGCGTGATCAGTGTTTCTTTTTCCGCCGAAGCTTCTTGACGCAATTCTCCACCATCAAGTGTAACTTCTGCTCCCGGTATAGGAATGGTCTGATATTTTTGACGAATGCTTCCCAATACTTCTTTGCATAGAGCCAAGAAATATTTTCTTATCCATTGCTTACCCACACTGTTTATTGTGGTGTATGGAATATTATTGTATGGTACATTGCTATAATCTCCAATTACAGAAGATGAAACAACAGTGTTGCTGCCAGAAACATAAAATGAACCAGAGTTGTATATACCCTGACTATCACGGTCTTTCACAAGCAGATATTCAAAATACATTGTGAATGTATATGTTGGAATTGGGAACAACTTTAATTTATTGTTTACCAATTCAAAACTCCATGCTGATTTTCTTACAAGGTCATTGAATTCAATTGCCTGCATTCTGAGCAAGTCTTCAAAAATAGGAGTCATCAAAAATTGTGTGGCAGGAGAATAACCGGCAAATCCCATTTCATTAAGCACGTTGCTATAGCTCATACCAGTCATGCTAAATGGATCATAAATTCTTGCTGCCGCAGGAGGCATTTCATGAAAAATTCTACGAATTTCAATTCGATCAAAACTCTCACTCACATTTCCCCACAAAGCTTGAAGATCATATGTCTGTTGTTTTGCCACAACATCTATATGTCCTTTTTTCCAATCTACTTTTCCACCCACTCCAAATTCTGTTCCATATCCTTCTGCCAATCTTATCAACTGTGGCAACCCACTTGCTGCAACATTTGTTTGTGTCAAATTAACATTGGCTGAACTTCCTTGCAACACGCCCATGTTGTTGCGAATATTAAACTGATTTACTTGTGCACTATATTCAAAACATGCTTCTTCAAAACATGCATAGAAATTTTTGTCTATCATTTCAATGTCTGTGATCGGATAACCTAATCTTGTTGCCGCCCATTTTGCTGCATTTGGAGCGTCTAATTGAAACACGCCATCACCATCGTAAAATCCAAAAGGAGTTGAACCACTTCCCGGCGCGATTGCGGAACCAGATCCCGGCCATCTCACGCGATCTTGATCCACGGTGTAATTGATTGATGTGTCTGCCATATTATATAAATATGGCTATCGCTCGCGTTTATATCGCAATATTTATTATGCTAAACATAATATGCACTCGCGGCCATATTTATAATATATATGAGTATCATCAAACTAAAAGACCTGTTACATGAACAAAAACTTATTGAAGCTCCTGTGGCAGATTTACCACCAGTCAAGTTTGTGATGCCTCCAGCGCAACACGCATATGCACAGCCAGCTTCAAACGCCGCTGGAAAGCCATATACGCAGCCAGATATTGATTTTAGTGGTACGGCTAAGGCAGAAGATGTTGCGTCAAAAGCCGCTAATGTAATAATTAAATTTGAAAACAGTAAAGATAATCCAAAAGGTGGATATAACAAGCAATTGAAAAGATGGTTTCCACATAAAAGTCTGGAAGGTGGAAGCGATACCATAGCATATGGACATAAGATTCAGCCGGGAGAAAATTTCAGTAAAGGTCTTACAGACGATGAAGCTATCAAATTATTGAACAGAGACATTAACAGAACAATTGATACCGCAAAAAGATTCATGAAGAATTTTGACAGTTTTCCATTAACAATCAAAATTGCAATTATTAATGCAGGCTTTAGAGGATTTGGTAAAAAAGGAGATCTTGGACCAGAAACAATGAAACTTCTTAGTCAGCACAAATTTGCCGATGCGGCAAAAGAATATCTAAATCACAGAGAATACAGAACAACAAGCAATCAAGGAGTCAAAAAAAGAATGAATTGGAATGCTTCTGTATTTAAATCAGGTGGCTGATATTTTTATTTCTTGATCAGTCCAGTCCAATTCTTTTGATCTGCTTTAGTCGCTTCAAATTCCTTCTGCTGTTTTGATGGCATGTTAGGATTGAAATCAATTCCTGTTTTTGTTTCTATATCCGAAATACTAACAATGTATTTTGGCAAGTCTTCAACAGGTAATTGTGTATTTGGAAATAAAAACGACACAGAAGTATTTGTTTTTGCATCAATCACAATTTTCCAAAGATAATCTGGTACACCAACTTTGTTTTCTCCAATAGTCTTATGTTCTGCATTGTATGCAGTACCACTGATCACATATAAATCTTTACCTTCATCAACCACCCAATTCCTAACACATGTTTCCAATTGCTTCCATATTCCACGATTATGATTTGGAACCTGCGGAACCATGTTTGAAAGAAAAAAGCTTTCACTCATTGTATCTGCATTCTTTGTTGAATTTCCAGCAGGAACAAGATGTCCACGGTCATAAGGATTACCTGCATAATCACTTAATTTTGATTGATGTTTTTCTGGTATTTCTGGGTCTGGTCTAAAATCATCCTGTCTTTTTGATCCACCAAGTATATCTTCTTTTGTTGGATGTTCTACAACATACTCCGCAGTCTTTTTGTCATATCTATAATGAATAGCATACACTTTCTTGATCAAATATTGATTATCTTTTGTAATTTTGCTGATAGGTGCACCGTTTACAACAAATTGCGATGCCTTGTCATCAATTGGATTGGCAACCAAAATAGTAACCAATGTTAACAAACTTACTAGTAGATATTTTATTTTCTTCATAATATTTTACGGAAAATACATATGATATATACAATAAAAAAGACCCGCATTTCTGCGGGTCTTTTTGTTTAGGAGTTTAACTCTATTAAGAATTAGACTTCGTTCAATGCACCGATGACGATCTTACCGTAGAATTCTGGGCGGATCATCTTCTTTGCATAACGTGTCATCACGCCACGACGTGGTGTGAAGTTCACTGGATCGTACACCAATGGTGTTTGGATCAGTGGGATATATGGAGCGTATACAGCACCGGTTTCTAGGAAGTTGCTTCCACGGAAACCAACCAACATGACGTTGTCGGTCATATATGGGTTCTTGTATACTGTCCAACGGTTGCTTAGAGCGCCAACCTTAGCAACGCCCATTGCGAACTTTGCTTGGTCACCGTCTGTGTTGGTTGTGAAGCCTGGGATGGATTCAATGATTGTTGCTACGTCTGGTGAGCAAACTAGGAAGTTAGCTCCACCGCGTAGTGTCAATTGGTGAATCTTGTTGGAGACCTTTTGGATCTTGTTGCCCAAGGTTTGGAACCATGTGCTCTTTACGTATGCTGTGCGGTTAGCTGCGGTTGCAACGAACTTGTTTTGTGTAGCATCGTATTCGTCACCGATACGGGCTGACCAGTATTCGGTTGTTGCTGTTGGAGCAGCTGTTACCAACATGTCGAGGATTTCGAGGTCGATTTCCATCGAAACGTATTCGCTCAATAGAGCAGTCAATTCTGCTTCTGCGTCGATTGAGTGGTATGCGTTCAAGTCTTGAGCCAATTCTGGTGTCCAGACGGCCTTTAGCTTGCGTGTCTTTGCAACGATGGCTTCGGACTTCAACTCTAGGTTGACTTCTGGAATTCCAACGTCGTTTGCAACGCCAGTCTGATTTGGCAGACCTGCGCCTTGATCTTCGAAGTCGCCACGTGCTCTGTCTGTTGGTTGCTTGTGGTATTGGATCTTAACGCTTGGGGTTGCACCGATTGACGAACCAGAAACGACGAACGAAACGTTGTTTCCAGAGACGGTTGTGAATGATGGATAGAAATCAACGATTCCAGATCCAGAGATCGTGAATGCGCGAACGCCGTTTAGGTCGGTTCCATAAGTGTCTGGATCCATGTCAACGGTGATCTTGATGATTTCGGTAGCAACGATTGAGGACGATAGTTCTGGAACGAACTTTGCATCCAACCATGAACCAGTTGTGGCTGCTCCTGTGAAGTTTGAGCTACCAGAAACGTCATTGATGGTGTAACCGAAGCGGCCTTGGCCATATAGACCATTGACTGCGCTGTCGGTTGAACCCAACTTTGTTCCTGTTCCACCGAACAAGCTTTGGTTTACGAATGCTGGTTTTCCAGCTTGGTTGGAACCATACTTGAAGTCTAGATAGAATACTAGACCAGATGGTAGGTTCATTGGCTGAACCGAGACGAATTCCTTGGCGGCGATTTCAGCGAAAACGCGGCGAACCAATGGAAGAGCAACGCCTGCCCATTGTTCCGAGTTAGCTGAAGTACCGGTACGGGTAGCTTCGTCGATTAGTTGCTTTGCTTGATTTTCCAAAAGGATGGACATGTGTGACTTTTCCATGTCGGTCTTGATTCCTTCTAGAAGACCAGTCTTTTCCCACTTGGTCACTAGACCACGGGTTTCGCTCATGAGCTTAACCATTGGATTGGTTGTCTCAGTTAGTAGTGATTTGATATCTGACATAATAATTTCCTTGTTAAGGTTGATTGTTGATTTTTACTTGCTACGAATACCGGCCAATTTCTTAAAGCGGTTTGCCATGTCGGCACCTTCTGTAAGAACAGCGGCTGTTTTTGGTTTTGTCGATGCAACTGGCTTACTTGCCAATCCCTCGGTGATGTTTTTGACAGTTGAAGACTTCTTTATAGGAGTTTCAACTTTCTTTGCACCGCTATTGATGGATTCTGCTAGTGTAGCATAAACGAGTTTGGCTTCACGGACGGACTTTGTGAGGTCAAATGATTCGATTACTCTCAGTTTCTGCTCGTTGGTCAAGTTGGCTACCTTGAACAACTTGTTCGTGTATAGCAACTTTGCATTGAGCAGGTTAATTTCATTGATCTGGCTCCGTAGAAATTCAATTCCGCTACGGTATTCTTCAATTTCCTTCTTCAACGAAAGATTTTCTTTAACGATGGCTTCATTGGCTTCTTCCTTTTCGCCTTCGTCTTCTTCCTTTTCGCCTTCTTCCTTTTCTTCGGATAGAAGCTCGTCGAGGTCGATTACTTCGTCAATTTCTTCGGCGTCGTGAGCGGCTGCTTCCATAGGAGCGGCCATTTCTTCTGCGCCACCAACGTCATTGACTGAATTTTCAAGTTCCTTTAGAATTTCATCCAATGATTCTTCTGTGATTTCATCGGATTCTTCCAATTTGACAACTTCATTCGAAGCGCCTTGAGGATCTTGTGTCTTGTGTCCAGCGGTCACCTTTGTATAGTCAGATGATGCTTTTGTGCTGTCGGCAACTGCTTTTGGTTCGCCGGAGGTTGTTAACTTTGTTGCGTCAACAACTTCTTGACCGTGATTTTCGGTCTTGTGTCCCTTTGTTTTTGCCTTGTAATTCGAAGATGCTTTCTTAGCTTCTAGTGCCAAAGACTTTTCAACTGGATCAGGATTTCCTGAACCTAGTGTTTGATATTCTTCGATTTCTTCTTCATCTGCTCCTTCTAGTGCAGGTGCTGGTTCTTCGACTGGCACTTCTGCTGTTGGAGCAGCTTCTGGAGCAGGAGCAGCTTCTGGAGATTGTGCTGCCATCATAGCGGCATCTTGTGCAGCATCTGCATGTGCTTCTGGAGCAGGAGCAGCTTCTGGTGCAGCAACTTCTTCTTCTGCCATTTCAGCAGCTAGCTTTTCAGAAAGCATGCTTTGTAGTTTTGGAGCAAAGTGCTCTTCAAGAGCGGCTTTTGCATTCGATAGAGCAGTCGCACGGACGGCTTTGGCGTCGGCAATTGCTTGTTTTAGTAGATCTGACATAATAGTTTTATCCTTTGGTTGATGAAACTATTAAGAGTTTCAAGAAATTGTTTTGTCCGACTAAGCACCAAATAATGGTGCATTTTATAATAAATAAATATATACGTATTTACGAAAAATACAAAATATTTTATATTTTTGTGTTATTATGAAATTTTACTAACTGCGGACTGACCTTCTTGAAGGTTCTTTACTTCGTAATAACGTTCAAGCAAGTGACCGATGTCTTCATATGTTGCTTGCATTCTTTGTTCAAGAATATGCGCTTCTTTCGCATACTTGTTGAATTCCTGAATAGCTTTTGTCATGTTTGCGAAATTTTTTCTTATAGTCTGCTCATCAAACCAATGCTTTCCGTCGGTGGATGATTTTTCTGTTTCATGTAGTGCAAGTTCTTCGGCGTTCTTTACAATTTCAGAAAGCTTGTGTGATATTTCCATCAAACTTTGTTCACGATGAAGATGTTGGGCATATTCATTGTAACAACCAATGTTTTCCAATGCGGATTTTTTTAATTCGCTGGTCCATTCTTTTTTTGGAGCTTCCGATGCAGCTTGGAAATTTTCTATGAGTGGTCTTAGTTTCAATGTATTCATAAATCTATGTTTTTATTCTGGAGATTTTTCTTCTGAAGATTTTGGTTCTTCAACTGCCAATTCTTTTACTGCTGCAATTAGTTCAACCATGCCCGGCACGCTTTTATACAATGCCATATCTTTTTCAAACAAGTCTGCATCATTTGGAGTTGTTATTTTTAATTTTTGCGCCATTTCTGATGCTAATGCGTCAACAGTGTTGGTTTTGAATGCTTGTCCAAGAATTTTTCCAATCATATATTTGACGCCGCTGTCTGACTTCAATTTGATATATGCATTTTGTTCAAGTTCGTCTTCGGCTTTTTTGATATCTGCTTTTGCTTTTTCAACTTCCGCTTTTTTCTTGGCGGCGTCGGCTTCTAATTCTTTTGGATCTTCACCATCAGCCGCACCAGAGTCCGCTGATGGAGCAGTAGCAGCATCCTTGTTTGCCTGTGCCTTTGGTGCGGCTGCTGGCGCTGCTGCTGGTGCTGCTTGTTTTTCACCTTCAGCGCCACCTTCTCCACCAAGTATATCGCCCAATTGATCTTCTTTTTTGGCGTCTGCTTCCTTTACAACATTATATCCAAATCTTCCTTCATTTGCCTTGCTTGCAATTTCGGATATTAGCTGCTTGAGAAGTGGATTGGATATCTTGTTTTTCATATTTTATAAATATATATCAAAGTATATAAAATTAGTTCGTTGGTTCCCAATAACGACCCTTACCAAATACTTTTTCTGCGGCACTTACCGTGCTTTTTTCACGGTCGCTGGATACAGAAATAACTTGTGGATCAAAACGATGTTTGTATCCCCATTTTCCGCTCTTGAATTGAGTGAGACCATATTGCTTCGCAATTGATTCTTTACCAGCCGGAACATTGAAGAATGTAATACCAGCCATCTTTGGTTTGTTAGAGTATTGTCCTCTTTGCGCTTTTTCTTCTCTGTCATATGCTGGACTGCCAAGCTTTTCTTCTTCGCCTTCTTGCATATACAATTGATCGTCTTGAATTTTTTCATGGACCAATTCATTATTTTCTTCTCCCAGTTGTTCAATTTCTACATCTGTCAACGGAGTTCCATCCATAAAATTTGCCGCAGAAATATAAGCATCAGAAAAATCTGGATAATCTCTACGATCAATACCATCAATTTCAATTGATTTTTCATCAACTTCCTTACCATTTAGCATAAGAGGTGCTGATTTGTTTGCTTCCATCATTTTCTTTGCAATTTCGCTTAGTTTGATTTTCATAATATTAACGTGTTTCCGAAAGAATATCACGAATGATATTTTCAATATTTAAATACTTGTTGATATCTTTGCGATCTTGTGTTCCGCCGATCAATTGCTTGTTATGATTAATACCTTCAGCCAGATTCATATATGCGCCGCGTGTTGAAGGAGAAGATACAAGGTCAAAGCAAAGTAGTTCAAAGTCGTCTTGAACTTCAACAGTGTTTTCATTCATTTGACGCACACTACCCAATCCACGACTGCTGATACCAATACGAATGTTATTACGGATCAAATCACGAGCAATATTACCAGATGGTGTGGTAAGAATTTCAATTGTACCAATAACAGTATCGCCTTCCCAATGGCATTCTGTTACGTTATGGCATACATTTTTTAAATTTATGACGGAACTTTCTGGGTGATCGAGTTCACCAAGTGCACGGCGTTCTTTGATGATCTGCTGATACTTTTCAACTTCTCGCTCCAAAACTTCACGAGGATATACACGACCGTTGTGGTTCTTTTCTCCTGCCTTCTGCAATGGTCCCTTTAAAACTAATGGTGCATTTGGATTTGCCTTGGCTTCGCTCAACAATTGAGGAGAAATCTCAAATGGAATAAAATCTACTAATAGTTGCTTGCTCATATGTTTATGTTATCCTTGAGGTAAGATGTTTCTTTTTCCAGCGGTTCCATCTTCTGGTGCCGACATACCGCCTGTTCTTCCAACCGTTGAAATTGAAGCAGGAGCATCATCCACAGATATGATAGAATCGTCCAAGTAATATTCACTGTCAGACGCATTGCCTTCTTTACCAGTGAACACAATATAATATTTGTCTTTCATATAACGAACATCAACATTGTTGACGCTTACATTATATTCTTTTTCAATTTGACCAACAGATCCTTTTGATGCATTTACAGTAACAAGCTTCTTTAAAAAACTCTTCTTTAGGTCAGCTTCCAATTTTTGAATAAGTGCATCTTCCTGCTTTTCTAACTCAAGTTTGAAATTCTTGTATAGATTTGAAATGTTAACGCGCCTTGCTGTTGGCCCGGGAGATACTGCGGTTGGTGAACGGCCCGGTGCCATACTACCACCAGCAGATGGGTTCATTCCCCAACTGTCTTCACTGATTATTTTCTTGGCAATATCGGTTAGATTCATAGTCTTATTGTTTTCCCATTCTGTTTATTCGTTTGGCAATTTCCTTCAGACGATTGTGTATTTCTTTCATGTCTGGTTGAGTTCTTGCCCATAAATTGCTTGTTGGAATATCGGCTTCGGTTTTTAAGCGTTCACATATTCCGATAAGATACTCAACTTCACCAAGCATTTTTTTTGCCTGATTGATTCCATATGAAATCTTGGCATGATTTTTCATCATGTCACTTTCTTTAAAATTACGATAACGGCTACGAGCTTCTTCCATCACAGATACTTCACGGCGGAGTGTAAGTGTTTCACCTTCACCAACTGTTGTATCATCTGTATATTCTTTGCCAACAACTTTGCCACCCGGCATACTACGTTCCGCACTTTTCTTTTTACTCTTCTTACCACGAAATGCTGCTGGAGTCATATATCCAGCAACAGCACCAGTGCCTGTCATTTCTTCAATGACTTCTTCAACAAGTTCGCGGATGATCTGTTTAGCGTCTTTCATTATTTGATGTTTACTTTTTTGGCAACATATACTTCGTCGAATTCGGCACCATATTCAAATAATGATTGACCGTCGGTTGTATGAACAGTTTTATCGCCGTCCTCGTTCTCTTGCATAAAAAACCCGTCGTTTTCATCAACAGCAACCAGTTCGCCGCCATATTCAAGTTTGATAAGAACTACAACCTTGCCACTCTTTAGTAGATTATTCAGTTGATTGAATGTATATGTTTCAGATGCGGTCTGGACTTTTGCTTCCATTTTGACATCTTCAATCGTCTCCTTGATTAGTGCTTTTAGTTCGGATTTTTTCATA